ACCGATTTAAAAAATATTGAAAAGTTAAGAGTAATGAAAGCTAACAATATGTACGTCAAACGTAATAAAAAGGGAGTAGTCAAAGAATATAATTATTATAAAGGTGAATTAAAAACTTTTAGTATGAATAAAAAAGCTATTCCATTTAAACCAAATCAAATAGCACATTTAACAATTAACAAACTACCAAACGACCCATACGGAAGAGGATTAGTCTGGTCAAATAGGGTTAGTATTGAAAATTATGCTGGTGATGAAGTAGATAAAAGTAAAATAATTAGTCGTAAAGCTGGTGCACCACTTCATGTTAAATTAGGACAACCAGGACAAAAGGTTAAAAAACAAGATTTGGATGATTTTAAATCAGATTTACAATATATGAATAACTCTGTTGAATATGTTACAGATGCAAACGTAGATATGAGTATTATAGATTTCGCAGGAATAGGAGACAACATAACAAAAGCAGCAGAACATGATTTAGAACAATTAGCATTAGGAATGAAAATACCAATGAGCTTAGTAGGAGTAAGTAACAATCCAGAAGGTATGGCTAAAACAAATGATAAAGAATTTCTTAGATTTATTTCATCAGTTAGAACAATAGTCGAACAAACAGTCGAATCACAGATACTTAGACCATATTTAAGAAGTCAAGGTAAGTTAGATGGTAGAGTAGACTTTACTTGGGATTTACCAGGAGAAGACGAAAAGAACGAACGATTACAAAAAATAATTGATACTTTAAGAGTAATGGATTTATCACCAGAACTTAGAGCTAGCCTAGAAATAGAGTACGCAGAAATATTAGGATTAGAAAATTTAGAAAATGTTTTACCAACTCCTCAAGAAGCAAGAAAGAAAGCCGATGCTGAGGAAGCAGAGTTAAAGGCACAAGAAGATGCAGACCGTAAAGCAGAAGAACAAATAAAACAACCAGAAGTACCAGGAGCAAAAAAGACAGCAAATCAATCATCAGATATAGATAAAAATCAGTTGTCGCCAGATAGGGTACAACTGAAAGATTCAAAGGCGGTTTTGACAAAGATAACAGAATGTACTCATAATAAATTAACAGAAGGTCAACTAAATGCTATGACTATTGGCAAATATGTAAATCTTAAAGATATAGCAGGATTTAATTATTCAGATTACTTAGTTAAAATATTATTAAACCTCAGAACAGAAAAGTTCTCAGACTTATTGGCCATAACACAAAAAGACCTAACCGAAGGGTTACTTCCAAGTAGAGACATAAACAAATTAAAAATAATCCTAAAAGATGGCTTTCGTAAAAACAAAACAATCAAACAAATAGAAAGAGATATAAAAAATTCAATTAATTTAAAAGATAGAGTCAAAATAGAAGAAGACGGAACAAAAAAATTAACTTTATCTGCCAGTAAACGACCAATAAGTATCGCCAGGACTGAAACTGTCAGACTAGCAAACGCTGGATTAAAGGATATGTATATAGAAAATGATATAACTACTTATAGATACCTATCTGCAATAGACGACAGAACATCTGATATTTGTAGAGAACTAGACGGTCAAGTTTTTTTAACTAAAGACGGAACACCAGGAGTAAATATGCCACCTATGCATCCAATGTGTAGAAGTTCAATTGTTGGCTTAGTAAACTAATGGTTCAAATAACAGATTCAAATAGACCAATATGTGCTAAGTGTAAAGTAAGACCAGCACTTACTCTAATGAATGGGATGTGGATATGTGGACAATGTTTACATGAATTTATACAAAGACAAGAAAAATTAAAAAGGGAAGCATTTCTTGAAGGATGAGATGAAAAGGTATTTAACATGATTTTAATAGACCCAGTAACGAGACAGAGAATAAGTTACCAAAAATATTGTGGTGATTTGGAATATGACGTAATAGGCGGTTCATCTATTAGTACCCAAGTAGTAAGCAAACAAATAGACGGTATAACAGGAATGGATCAGATAAATTTAGGTCAATCAATAGATAGAGGAATAACTGGCGAAAACAAACAAACCACCAAACGAGTTCAAATTAGACGGAGAGTAAATTTTGGGAACGATTAATTTATTTGAACATATAATTGAAATGAAGACTGGTCAAGATTTTAATACCAATCTTATTACTGGATATTTAAACAGTCTAATAATTGACTCAGATGAATGTGTTTCTGTAACTATTGAATCGTCACTTGGTTATTTAATATTTCACAATGCTCAACATAAAGGAATAAACTATTATGCACCTAGAGCATTACTACAAGGTGCTATTTCTCATTTGGCAGTAAATGACCAATTTGATAAATTCAAGTTAAACGAAAGTCTTAACATTCGTGTAATGGGTCCAGTTGATAGTAAGGTTACAATAATTTTACGAATTGATTAATCTATTCCATCAGGAATTTCATTTAACAATTCTTCATTCTCAATCATAGCCGTATATAATAAATCTTCCATATTAATATATGATTTTAATCTTTATAAATGTTTACTTGTCAATATACATTAATATATATACCGATTATCAATTTATATAAACTCTTTTTAGCATAGGTTTATATAGGTAGTTTATAATGGCAGAAGAATTAATCTTAGAGTATTTCGTACCAATCGAATCTAGTGCAGAACTAGATGGTGATTTCACAATAAATGGAATAGCAATAAACGAAACAACTACATCTAATGGTCATAAATTTATAGGTGAAGAGTTAGCTAAAAGTGCTCATACATTAATTGGAGTACCATTACTTAAAGACCACGATAATTCTATTGATTCAATTGTTGGGAAAGTAAATGCTGCACGTTGGGATGAAGCACTAAGAAACATACCATTCAAAGCAATAATCAAAGACCAAAAAGTTAAACAATTAATCAAAGACGGATTACTTAGTACTGTATCAGTGGGTGCTCACGTTAAACCAGAAGACATAGAAGAAGCAGAAAATGGTGACATTATTCCACATAATATTTCATTCAAAGAATTAAGCGTAGTAGCAGTTCCAGCAGACGGCGGAGCAACTTTTAGTATGGCATTAAATAGCGCATACAAATTACATTCAACAAAAGTTGATAATTCTATAATTACTGAGAAGGAGGATAATATGACAGAAGAAGAAAAGAAAACCGAATCGGAAATAGTTGAACCAAAAGAGGAAAAAGAAGAACCAAAAGAGGTTGAGGAAGTAAAAGAAGACGCTGTTTTAGCTTTGCTAAAAAAGATTGACGAAAGAATTACTAAACTTGAATCATCTGATGCTGACGAACCAAAAGAGGAAAAAGAGGAACCTAAGGAAGAAGCAAGTGACGAAGACGAAGACGAAGAAGACGAGGTTGAAGAAAAAGGAGATTATACCTTTAATCAAGGATATAACTCAATCGGAATTCAAAGAAAGTCGTATATATATAACTAATGGTAACCACAATGGTTTTAACAAACCCACTAGGCGCACAAGTTGTATTAGACGGAGCTAATCCAAGAACTTTTTCAGCAAAAGCATTAGAAGTAATTTCAGGCGGACAATTTGTACAAATATCGGGAACATCTGATATGGTTGGTTCATCTGTAGCAAGTTTTGCAGACGGTGATTTAACAGTAATTGGAGCAATAGATGAAGCACTTTGTAATGGTATGGCAATAAATAACGCAGGTTCAGACGAACTTGTAACTGTAGCAACTAGAGGAGCATATTTATGTTCAGTTGGAGCAATAGTTTCAGGCGGAGCACAGGTCTATCAAAATGGATCAGGAGCAGTAGCAAATATTCTAAATACAGGTTCTATAGCAACAACAACCATGGGAGCAACACCAATAGGAAGAGCAGTTAGTACAAGTGCATCTGGTACAGATTATTATGCTCTTATTAGTCTAAACATTTAAATGGCAATGACAAAATTAAACGAGTACATAAGTAGAGCAGACGGAACAGCAGGACAATCGCTAATCCCACAATTGATTTTACCAAGAGTAGTTGAAGAAGTAGAAAAGAATTTAATTCCTAGAGAGATGGCAGCATTTGTAATTGGACCATCTGAGTTTAAAGGCAGTACAATGTATATGGACTTAGAGACACCAAACACATTAGATGTCAGACAAGTAAGTGAAGGAGCAGAGGTTCCATTAGATAATATTTCATTCGATAGTGTTAGTTTTACTCCAGTTAAATATGGAGTAGCAATTAGAATCACTAGAGAGATGATGGAGGATTCACAAGTTGAATTACTTAAAAGAAATATTGCAACAGCTGGAAAGCGATTTGCAGATAATGAAACTAACTTAATTTTAGCACAATTGGATAATGCAAACGCAACCACAGCAGGTGGAGCAGCAGTAACAATCGCTAATATCGCTGAATCTATTTACGATGTTCGTTCTAATGACTATAATCCAACAGATTATTTATTAGGAGAAGAACAATATAGTGACTTAATGAATATTGATACATTTGTAGAAGCAGATAAAGCAGGTAATACTACATTAATGGGTACTGGAAGAGTTGGTACTATTTTTGGATTAAATGTAACATCATTTAGTGCAAACGCAGGAGCAAACGCAGTAGCTACAAGTGGATATATTTTCGATAGGAGACAAGCTTATGCAATCGCAATAGCAAGAGACGTTACAATGGAAAGTTTAACTTTACCTACATACGATATGGA